TGTTGATAAACTATCAACACAATTAGAAGTTTTAAAAGATAAAGTAAGATTAAATGGTAATGGTACACATTAATGTTAGATAAATTTTTATATGGATTCTTTGGTGGGTTAGATAATTTATGTGCAGGTGTATCAAATTATTTATATAAAATTACTAGGAGCAGAAATGACAGGAAGAATAAACAAACAAATATTAAATCATCAAAAAGAAATTCAAAAAAAAAATAAAAGATTAAGTTTTATTAAATTAAGAAAAGAAGTTGAAATAGGTCGTAATGGTACTCAGGGTTATATGATTACCAAAGGTAAAAATAAAGGTAAGGTACTATGTTAGAAACAGTTATAGCTTTATTGATGATTGTTAATGGAGAAATTAAAGAACATAGAATACAAGAGTCCATGTCAAAATGTTTAAAAGGTAAAAGAGTTGCTCAAAGAGTTTTTCAAGAAAATGTACAATATCAATGTATAAAATCTAAAGCAGAATTAGAAGAAAATATTGATGGCTCTTTATCAATTAAAAAAATAATTATTAAGGAATAGTATGTCAAGAAGTATAACATCAGCATTTAACACAGCGATAACAAATGCAGTAGTTCAGCCGATAGTTGGTATTGAATTAGAGTTTAGTGATGGTACTTTAAGAATGTGGAATGGTTATGGAAGTTTGACTATGACTGCTGGTGGATCATCAAAAGTTTTTACTGGTGCTGGGGATATGTTGGGTTTAAGTGAAATAGAGGAAAGTGATACACTATCAATGAGTGGTGTAACATTAACTCTCGCAGGAATTAAATCTAGTTTAATATCTACTGCTTTAGGTGCAAATTATACAAATAGAAAAGGTGCAGTTTATTTAGGATTGTTTGATACAAGTAAAAATGTAGTTGCTGATGTATATACATTATTCAAAGGTAATATGGATGTCTTAAACATATCAGAGGGTTCAGAAACAACAGTAGTACAATTAAAGTTAGAAAGTAGATTAGTTACTTTTGAAAAAGCATCTAACAGAATGTACACTTTTGAAGATCAAAAAATAGATTTTCCCAATGATTTAGGATTTGAGTTTATACCTGACTTACAAGATAAAGAAATTATATGGGGTAAAAAAACCAATTAATGCGTATAGATAATTGGAGTTCTAAATTAGAAAAAGTATTAGAAGACTATAAACTAAAAAAAGTATTTAAACATGGTAAGAATGATTGTGTTACTTTTACCATTGATTGTATAGAAGCCATAACTGGTAAAAAAGTTTTTGATAAACAATATAAAAACATTAAAGAAGCTAAAAAAATTATCAAGAGTTTAAAGAGTAAAGATTTATTAGATATAGCTTTAAAGATAGCTAAAGAAAATAATTTTCAAACTATTGATATTGATAAAGCTCAAAAAGGAGATGTTTTTTATTATAAAGATAAAACTGATTTAGAGGGTACACTAGGAGTATGTATAGGAGAATCAGTAATGTTTAACTGGAAAAAAGAAATAGCATTAATAAGAAAAACAGATTGTAAAATAGCTTGGAGAATAGAATAGTGAAAATTTATACTAAAATAGTTTTTGATAAAGATGATAATATCATAGAAGAACATTTCTATGAACATGATGGTCAAGTAGCACAAGCAGGTGGTAGTGTTAAAAAAATAATTGCTGTTGTGGCAGTTGTTGCTATTGCTGTTGTGTTAGTACAATCAGGTGCTTTCGCTGGTTCATTTGGTAATTTTAGTTTTAAAAAATTAGGTATGAGAGCACTCATATCTGTTGGTACTTCAATTATAGGGGGTGTAATAGGTCAGAAACTAGCACCCAAACTTGATCCGCCAAACTTTGGTACGAGTTTAGAATCAGGAGTTACAGTAAGTGCTAAATCTCCTACACAACCATACAGAATTATTTATGGAGAAACTAGAGTAGGTGGTACTATTGTTTATGCAGAAACAACTTCTAGCACAAATGAATTTTTACATATTATTATTGTCCTTGCTGGACACGAAGTATCTGACATAGGAAGTATTTATCTAAATGATGATATAGTTAATTTAGAAACTACATCTAACGATAGTAATGGTATTCCTATTTATACACCAGCAAGTGGCGATCAATATAATGGTAAATTACAAATTAAAAAACATTTCGGTAATGCAGATCAATTAGCAGATGCTAATTTGGTATCTGATGTTACTCAATGGACAACAAATCATAGAGTACAAGGAAAGGCATATTTATATGCTAAACTTACTTTTGATTCAGATGTTTATCCTAATGGTGTTCCTAATATATCTGCTGTTGTAAAGGGTAAAAAATGTTTTGATCCAAGAGCAACAAGTTTTACAGCATCATCTGGTAATGTTAGTACATCAAATAATACTATAACATTATCTAGTCATGGATTAAGTACCTTTGACAAAGCGAAATATGATAAAAATGGAAATACTGTTATTGGTGGACTTGCAGATGGAACAGAATACTTTGTTATAAAAGTAGATGCTAATACAATTAAACTTGCTACAAACTATGCAAATGCTTTAGCAGGAACTGCAATTAGTTTAACATCTGTTACTGGAAGTACCACACAAAAATTTAATTTTACTACACATACTGATAACCCAGCTTTAGTCATAAGAGATTATTTAAAGGATACTAAAATAGGATTACAAACCGAAGATACAGAAATTAATGATACAAACTTTATAGCAAGTGCAAATACTTGTGATGAACAGGTAACATTAGCTAATCCATCAGGTACAGAAAAAAGATTTACTTGTAATGGTTCATTTAGATTACAACAAACACCAAAAGTTATTATAGAAAATTTATTAACTTCTTGTGGAGGTGCTTTAATATTTACTAATGGAATGTTTAAATTAGTTCCTGCAACTTATATTAGTCCAGTTGTAACTTTAAATGAAAGTAATTTAAGAAGTGGTTTATCAATTAACAGTAGAGTAAGTAAAAAAGAATTATTTAATGCTGTTAAGGGTATATATGCTGAACCATCTAATAATTATCAACCACAGAATTATCCTATACTTACAAGTTCAGCTTTTGAAGCAGAAGATAACAATGAAAGAATTTATTCAGAGTTTGATTACCCATTTACTCAATCAAGTAAAATGTGTCAAAGGTTATCAAAAATACAATTATTAAAAGTAAGACAACAAATATCTATATCAGCCAACTTTGATATGACTGCATTTAAGTTAGATGTAGGAGATACAGTACAAATAACAAACGCAAGAATGGGTTTTAGTAATAAAACTTTTCAACTTCACGATTGGAACTTTGAACTAGCTAATGATACAGGTGCTTTAGAAATATCTTGTCAGTTTAAAGAAACTGCTAGTGCTATATATGATTTTACAACAGGAGATTATTCAACTGTTTCAAGTGGTAAAGCAACTAATTTACCTAAAGCAAATACTGTATCTGCACCACAGGCAATAACATTAACAGATGAACTTGTTTCATATAATGATGGTACTGTAATTGTAAAACTTGTAATAAATTTAACACCAGCTAATGATAACTTTACTGAAATATATGAAGTAGAGATTAAACAATTAACTGATGCAGATGGTAATTCTGTTACTGATGATTTTAAACAAATAGGTAGAGGTGCTAGAACTAAATATGAATTTCTTAATGTAATTGATAAAGCTAGTTATCAAGTTAGAGCAAGAGGTGTAAATATTTATGGAGTTAATTCTTCTACTATAACTGCAGATCATACTGTTGTTGGATTATCTGATCCACCACCTAATGTTGAAGGATTTTCTTGCAACATTATAGGACTAGATGCTTTTTTAAGTTGGACTGCTGTTGATGTATTAGATTTAAGTTATTATGAATTAAGATATGCAAATGTAACTGCAGATGCTACTTGGGTTAATTCTGTACCATTAGTTAAAAAGATTTCAAGACCTGGAACATCTGTTGTAGTGCCAGCAAAAACTGGTGCGTATTTAATTAAAGCAAGAGATAAATTAGGATTACCGAGTGTTGATGCAACTGTTGTTTATGTTGCTGTTGATACTATTGGTAATTATAATGCAGTTGCTTCCTCTACGCAAAGTCCAAATTTTAATGGTACAAAAACAAATGTATATGTAGATGATGGAATTGAATCAGTACCAGCATTAGTATTGGATAGTACAGAACTGTTTGATTCTGGTTCTGGTAATTTTGATTCTATAACAACAAGATTTTTTGATAGTGGTACAACAGCTTCATCACTACAACCATCTGGAACTTATGACTTTGATCAAGTAATTGATGTGGGTTCAAAGGTAAAAACAAATATTACTGCAGGTATATCACAAACTATTGTAGATAGAGATTCAAACTTTGATACTGTTGCAGGATTGTTTGATGCACAAACAGGATTGTTTGATGGAGATGCAGAGGCAAATTGTGCTTCAGAACTTCAAATAGCAATATCAGATGATAATTCTACTTTCACTGCATTTCAAACATTTGTTGTAGGAGATTACTTGGCTAGATACTATAAATTTAGATTACTTATGACATCAGAAAATGGTAGTGCTAGTCCAGTTGTTACTCAATTATCAGTAACTTTGGATATGGAAGATAGAATTGAATCAGGTAATAATATTGTATCAGGAACTGGAACTAAATCAGTTACTTACACACAAGCATATCTAACTGTTCCAGCTTTAGGTTTTGCAGTACAAAATTTAGCTTCTGGAGATACTTATACAATAACAAATAAGACTAATGCTGGTTTTGATGTAGCTTTTGTCAATTCTAGTAGTTCAGGAGTATCAAGGACTTTTGACTTTATTGCCAAAGGTTTTTAATTGCAATATTAAATTAATTATGATAACAAACAAATCAAAGGATTTTTAAAAAAATGGCTCAACACGATTATGTAATAGCGAACCAAGGTTTCCCCTCGTTTCGTTCAGATTTGAATAGTGTATTATCTGCAATTAATACAAACAATCTTGGTACAACAGCACCTGGAGTAACTTCAGGAACAACTGCAGTACAAGGTCAAATATTTGCTGATACAGGAACAACAGGAAAAATAATTTTTAAATTTTATAATGGTAGTGCTTTTGTTACAGTATTTGAACTAGCAACTGGTTCTGCGGCAGCAACAATACCATCATCAGTATCAATAGATGGGGAAAGCGATCCAAACGCAATTCCTTTCGCAATAGCTTTAGGAGGATAATCAATGGCAAATAATTTCAAATCAACAGAAGTATCTTTAACGAATGCAAGTGAAACTAATATAGTTACAGCAACATCAAACAATCAAATTATGATTGGCTTGAATGCCTGTAATAAAGGTACAACTTCATTAACTTTAGATGTAACTTTAAGAGATGGATCAAATGATTTTAAATTAGCCAAAGGTGTATCAATACCACCATCAAGCAAAGTTGAGATAGTAAGAGGTAAATATGTTTTAGCAACAGGATACTCTTTAAAAGCTCAATCAAGTGCTTCAGGTGGAGATGTTGATATAGTTGTTGGCTTATTAGTAGATGTATCATAGGGGAAAAAATGGAAACAGTAGAATATATAGAATATGTAGGTAATGCACCTGGAAAAGATAATGCAGTAAATTATCATAAAAAAGATTTAACAAGAAATGTTTTTATAACAGCAGATTCAAATGCAGTATTTGGTGGTCCATTTAGTGTATCATCAACTATGACTATTGAATCAGGCGCAACAGTAATAATAATATGAGTGAAGTTAAAGTAAATAAAGTTAGTCCAAGAACAGGTACAGAACTCGAATTAGGAGATTCAGGGGATACAATTAAAACAAGTGGAAGTTTAGATACTAATAATAATAATATTATTACAGCATCTAATAGAGATTTAAACTTGTATCCTAATGGTACTGGTGCTGTTGAAATTGGTGGCAACACTAATCCAGGAACAATTATTTTAAATTGTGAATCTAACTCACATGGAATTAAATTACAGTCACCTGCACATTCAGCAGGTCAAAGTTATACTTTAAAATTTCCTACTGGTAATGTTACAGCAGATAGATTTTTAAAAGTTGCTTCAATAACTGGTTCAGGTGCAACAGGAGTTGGTCAATTATCTTTTGCAGAAGCTGGTGGAGGTGCTATGACCTTTTTATCAGCAACAAGTGTTACAAGTGCTTCAAGTGTGACAGTCGGTACTTTTAGTGCAACTTATACATCTTACAAAATAATTATTGCTGGTATTTCTCCTGCAACTACTAATCAAGATTTATATTTTACATTTATGAAATCAGATGGAAGTGAAGAAACTGCAGCAAATTATAGATATACTGTCGGTGGTTTTAGAGAAAGTACTTCAGGCACAGAGGGAACAGGAAGTGCTTCTAATGCTAAATGGGGAAGAAATGCACACAATGATACAGGCACAGTTAATGCAGATATTTTAATTACAAACCCTCAACAATCAATAAGAACATCTGTAATTGGAACAACTAATAAAAGATTTGTTAATGATGCATATTCTTATGCAGAACTTTTTGGTTGTTGGATGAATCCATCTACATCATACACTCAAATTAAATTTTTTCCAGCATCAGGAAATTGGAATGCAAGTGGAAAAATTATGGTTTATGGATTAAAGGAGAGTTAAGATATGGCTAGATATAAACAAATAAATAATGAAAGAATAAAATTAACAGCAGAAGAAGAAGCTATTTTAAATGAAAGAGAAAGTCTAGCACCAACCCCATTTGATAAAGCGATACAAATTTTAAGAGATAATAGAAATAGACTTCTAGCTGAAACAGATTATTTAGCTTTATCTGATAATACAATGTCAGAAGCTATGACAAATTATAGAAAAGATTTAAGAGATATAACAAATGGATTAACAACTGTTGAAGAAGTAAATGCAGTTGTATTTCCAACAAAACCTAATTAGGATTAATTATGAGTAAAATAGAAGTAAATACAGTAGATGTTCAATGTGGTTCTACATTAACTTTAGGATCAGCAGGTAAAACTGTTACTATTGCGTCAGGTGCAAGTACATCTGGAATGGGAAGAGCAGGAGCAGTAGATTGGGTAACAACTGCAGTTACTTCTACACCAACAACTGGTGTAAGTGGAAAAGGTTATTTTATAAATTCAACAGGTGGAGCAAAAACAGTTAATTTACCAGCTTCTCCGAGTGCTGGAGATATTATGGCAGTTGTTGATTATGCAGGAACAGCAGACACAAATAATATTACAATTGGAAGAAATGGATCTAATATAAATGGTGTAGCTTCTGATCAAACTATTACTAAAGAAAATTCAGGTGCAACTTTTGTTTATGTAGATGGCACACAAGGATGGAAATTGACAGAAACAGCAAATGTATCAGATATAGTAATAACACCTGAGTTTATTGTAGCTACAGGAGGAACAATTACAACTTCAGGAAATTGTAAAATTCATAAATTTACAGGTCCAGGAACTTTTCAAGTAACCAATGCAGGTAATTGTGCTGGTTCAAACAAAGTTTCATATTTAGTGGTAGCTGGTGGTGGATCAGCTGGAAACAATTATGGTGGTGGTGGAGGTGGCGGAGGTTTTAGAGAGGGTAAAGATTCTTTTGTATCATACACAGCATCTCCTTTAATTGCTCCTGATGGTTTATCAACTCCAGTAGCAAGTTATCCAATAGTAGTAGGTGGAGGTGGATCTGCGACCACTCCTAGTAATACAGGTAACAAAGGATCTGATTCATCTTTTAAAACAATAACATCAACTGGTGGTGGTTTTGGTGGAGGTAATAGTAGTCCTGGTGGTCCAGGAGGTTCAGGTGGTGGTTCAACAGCTAATCCAACTACAGCAGGATCAGGAAACACTCCTCCAGTTAGTCCAGCACAAGGAAAAAATGGCGAAGCTAGTCCTCTTAATAATGCGGCAGGAGGTGGTGGAGGTGCTTTAGAGGTTGGAGGTACTGATGGTCAGGCTTATGGTGGAGATGGTGCACCAACTGCAATTTCAGGTTCTGCAACATATTATTCAGGTGGAGGTGGAGGTTATTCAAATGCAGCATCACCCTCAGATACTCAACCAGGAGGTCAAGGTGGAGCAGGTGGTGGTCCAGGACCAGCAGGTGGACCATGGGCTGGAGTAGCTAATACAGGTGGAGGTTCATCTTATTCAAATCCAAGTCCAAATAATCATGCGGGTGGTTCGGGTATCGTAATAATAAGGTACAAATATCAATAGGTTTTAAATTATGACAAGCACAATTAAAGTAGATAACATACAAAAAGTTTCGGATGGTTCTAACATTATAAAAAAATGTGGATCAACAATTACAATAGGTTCATGTGGTCAAACAGTTGCTATTGCTAGTGGTGCAACAACATCAGGCATGGGAAGAACTGGTACTGTTGATTGGCAAACAGGAAGTATTAAAACAGCTACATTTACAGCAGAAAGTGGTAAAGGATATTTCTGTAATACAGCTGGAGGAACTTTTGAGGTAGATTTGCCAGCAGGAAGTGCAGGTGCAATCGTTTCAATACAAGATTATAATAATACATTTGATTCAAATAAATTAACAGTTGATCCAAATGGATCAGAAAAAATTAATGGTGGTACAGCTGGAGATACAATAGATTTGGATACAGAGGGTCAAGGTGTTACATTTGTATATATAGATGCAACAGTTGGTTGGAGATCAGTACAAGATAATCAATTTGCTACAGCAGGTGCAAGTTTTATTTCTGCTACTGGTGGTAATAGTGTTTGCACAGTTGATACAAATTTTAAAGTCCATACTTTTACTAGTCCAGGAAATTTTGTAGTTGCATCAGGAGGTGGTCCAACTGCAATCGTAGATTATTTGGTAGTTGCTGGTGGTGGAGGATCAGTCAGAGATAGAGGTGGTGGAGGAGGAGGTGGAGGTTATAGAGAAGCAAAAACTGGTAACAATGGTTCATATACTGCTTCCCCTATTGCAAATCCAACAGGACTTCAAATTACTGGTCCAGTTACAATTCCAATCGTAGTTGGTTCAGGGGGTGCAGCTAATAATTCTCCACCACTTACTACTGCTAGTCCAGGATCAGTTTCAACTTTTTCAACAATAACTTCAGCAGGTGGTGGTTCAGGAAATAGATGTGGTCCACAAAATGGTGCGGCTGGAGGTTCTGGTGGTGGCGGAGGTTATGGAAGCAGTACAAATGGAAATGGAGGTGCAGGAAACACACCCCCAGTAAGTCCACCACAAGGCAATCCTGGAGGTAATGCTTCTTATCCTAAAACAGGAGGTGGAGGAGGTGCTACTGGTGCAGGAGGTTCAGCACCAAAAGTTGGAGGTCCAGGTGGAACGAGTTCAATTACAGGTTCGCCAGTTGGAAGAGCTGGTGGTGGTGGAGGAATAGCAAGTGGTTCAGGAGCTGATGGCGGAGGTAATGGAAGTGCAGATTGCAGTCCTACTACAGCAGGAGTTTCAGGAACAGCTAACACTGGCGGAGGTGCTGGTGGTGGTGGTTCTAATGTCAATGCTGGTGCAGGAGGTTCTGGTATAGTAGTAATAAGGTATAAATTTCAGTAGTTGAATAAAAATTAAAGATATGATAAGGAGAAAATAATTATGGCACATTTTGCAAAAATAGGAATGAATGGTAAAGTTATCCAAGTGACTACTATGGATAATGAGGTAATGAAAGATAGTGATGGTAACGAAATAGAAGCTAATGGACAACAATGGTTAGAACAACACAATAATTGGCCAGCTCAAATGTGGATTCAAACATCTTACAATACACAAGGTAATACTCATTCATCAGGCGACAATACAAAAGCATTTAGAGGAAACTATGCAGGTATAGGTTATATTTGGGACGAAGAAAATAATATCTTCTGGCCTAAAAAACCTTATGTTTCATGGGTAAAAGATTTATCAACTGCTACTTGGAAATCACCAATAGGAGATGCACCTGATTTAACTGCAACTAAAACTTCACAAAATGAAGCTGGAACTCATGAATGGGTTTATAGTTGGAATGAAGAAACAACAGCTTGGGATTTGACAGATAGTTTAGCATAATATAGAAAGTTAATGTATGGTGGACATTAAGAAAAATTTATTATCACAAATAGATTTATATTCAGGAAAAATTTCAATGCCAAAAGGTTTTGAGATTAATAAAGAAACTTTACAAACAGATATAATTAAACATCAAATACAAGATTGTGAATTTCCATTTTCTAGAGAATTGGATAAACTAAATACATATTTAAGAGAACATATAGCAGTAGAGTATGGTTTTACTTTAATTAATAAACTTACTACTGGATACATGTTTAAACCAAATGAAACATCTTATCCTGAAAAAGATATTAATGAAGTAGATTTAAGAAACTCTCCTGACTATACAATGTTGTATGGAGTAAGTTTAAATAATTGTTCAGTAAGAATATATTACGATAGCAACAGAAGAAAAGGTAGAAGTTGGGATATAAAATTAAATAATAATGATTTTATAATTTTTCCTAGCACACAACAATATTTTATAACCAATAATCAGAAAGATAATTTAAACTTAATTTTAAAAATTACTTATGAATATATCTAATTATTATTGGTATTTTAAATCAGCATTAACACCTAAATTTTGTGATGATGTAATAGCTTATGCTAACTCACAAAAAGAAGTAATGGCTAGAACAGGTGGTTATGGAGATAAAAAACTAAATAAAGATCAAGTTTTAGATTTAAAGAAAAAAAGAAACTCTGATTTAGTTTGGTTAAATGATCTTTGGATATACAAAGAACTACACCCATTTGTTCGTGAAGCAAATCATAAAGCTGGTTGGGATTATCAATGGGAAAGAAGTGAATCTTGTCAATTTACAAAATATAAATTAAATCAATATTATGATTGGCATTGTGATGGTTGGGATAAACCTTATGATAAACCAAATACACCAGATCATAATAAGATAAGAAAATTATCAATGACTTGCCAATTAACAGATGGATCAGAATATCAAGGTGGAGAATTAGAATTTGATTTTAGAAACTATGATCCTCACATGAGAGATGAATCAAAACATAAAATACAATGCAAAGAAATATTACCAAAAGGTTCTATTATTGTATTTCCTAGTTTTGTGTGGCATAGAGTAAAACCAGTAACATCAGGAACTAGATATAGTCTTGTTGTTTGGCATTTAGGAAACAAATTTATTTAGTATGTTTATTAATAATTATTTTAATACAACTATATGGTCAGAACAAAAACCAGAGTTTGTTAAGTCATTAACAAAAGCTAGTAATAAATATATTAAGGAAGCTAAAAGTTTTCCTGAAGCTAAAAAACATATAAAACAATTTGGAGATTTTGGTAGAAGTTATCATTCAACACCATTAACAAAAGATAATGATTTTTTAGATTTTAGAAATTATATTGGTCAAAAATCTTGGGAGTATTTAGACCATCAAGGTTTTGATATGTCACAATATTCAACTATGTTTAGTGAAATGTGGGTACAAGAGTTTGCTAAAAAAGGTGGTGGACATCATTCAGCCCATGTTCATTGGAATCAGCATGTATCAGGTTTTTATTTTTTAAAGTGTAGTGATAAAACTTCTATACCAGTATTTCATGAACCAAGAACTGGTGCAAGAGCAACAAAATTAAAAATGAAAGATCAAAAAGGTGTATGGGGTGGATCAGAATTAATACATTTTAAACCTACTCCTGGAACTTTAATTATATTCCCAGGTTTTTTAGAACATGAATTTAGTGTAGATTTTGGTATAGAACCATTTAGATTTATACATTGGAATATTCAAGCAGTACCAAAAGAAATGGCAATAGATGTCATTTAAAAAAAATAAATATACAATAATAAGAAAAGTTATTGATAAAGATTTAGCATTATTTTTATATAATTATTTTATTATGAAAAGACAAGTTTATGATAGTTTTTTATCTGAAAGATATTTTAGTCATTTTGATACAGCTTGTTGTAAGTATGAATAAGATAATGTCA